GGCCAGACCACCCATACCGCTCATCACGCGCAGCACGTTGTAGTTCACGGCATACACGCGCACCTGAGCAGTGCGACCAGAGCGGACAGTGTTCACGGACACAGTCAGCTGCAGGGTTGCCTTGTCGATACGGGAGAAGTTGCAGGTACCACTGGGCTGGTGCTCCTCGGGCTTCAGGGCGAAGCTGTAGACGTTGATACCCACAGAAGGAGTGCGGGTGTGGTGCTGGTAAGGCTGCACCCTGTCGAAGTAGCGACCCTCGCGCTCCGTGAACCTGTCCTGGCCGTTCAGCTGCAGCTTGGCAACCTCCACGGGGTTCTTACCAGAGCACTTCACACCAGAGTCCAGCACCACCTTGGCCAGCAGGTAGTTGGTGGTCTGGGCGAACACCTCGTCACCCTGGTCAACACCAGAGTCCAACCAAGAGGCACCCACACTGAAGGAAGGACCCTGCATGATACCCACACCAGGCAGGTAAGGACCAGAAGGACCATCGCCAGCAGTGGTAGGCACGGCAATCGTGGAGGCACCGCCGATCAGGGAGCCACGAGCCAGGACATCCATCACAATACCCTCCGTGCTGAAGTCATCGGAGTAGTTGAAAGGCTGGCAGCCGTTCACCTCTGCGATGCTGTTCAGGCCAGGAGTGCAGTCCACGAAGCTGTCACGCTGGACAACCCACACGAGCTCCTTCACAGGGTGGTTGAAGTTCAGCTGGATCTTGTTGCTAGAGCTGGTGATGCTCTCAGCGCCAGTGAACTGCAGCTGCTCAATCAGGTACTCGTGGGTCTGCTGGGCAAACCTGCGGCGCTCCTCAGTGTCCAGGTACACATAGTCGATGTACAGAGACGCGGCAGTCAGGGACTGGATGGAGGTAGCAGGGGCAGAGCCAGACAGCTCGTAGTAGCAGCAGTTGATCCACTGCTCGAACTCCACGTTGATGCGCACCTCGTGGTACTGCAGGGCGATCAGGGGGATGGCCAGACCAGGGTTGCGGCAGAACCAGAACTGCAGAGGGATGTACAGGGTCTTGGCCGGGGTGCCCGCACGAGGGGCGCAGCTGTTGGTCAGCTCAGCACCCGCGCAAGAGGCATCCAGACCATAGCCACGAGCATCCTTCATCAGCACCAGGTCGTGGGTGTTACCGATCATGTCGTCCAGGGCACTCACGGTACCGGCCTCCTGGGTCAGCTGGGTCCAGATCTGCATCCAGTCACCATACTGCCTGTCGATACGCTGACCACCAATCTCCAGCTCCACCACCTTGATGAGCCTGTGGCCGATGTAGTTCAGCCACCTGAAGCGCTTCAGGCCAGTGGAACCAGACACCAGGTCCACTGCGGGCAGCACCACCTGCACATATGTGCGGTACATCAGATCGGCATTACGATTGATGACAGCCGTCACACGCTTGTTGAAGTCCGCCTGACCGTTGAAAGTCACCTCGATGGACTCCATTGCGAAGTTCGTGTGTCTCTTGTAGAGCACCTTCCAGAAGGTGATCTGGGGATTGCCAGAGATATAGATATCCTGAGCACCATAGCTTACAAGCTGTAAAAGACCGCCACCCATGTTTGTTTGTGCTTCATGGCAATACTAAAAAAAATCCCGAACAATCGCACACTCGTTTTCGCAAGAAAATATTTATATGTAACAATGAGAAAGTGTATAGAATGCAAAAAAAACGCCTTTTATGGTAATCCAAACGAAACGCCTTCATACTGCCGTAATCACAGAAAGGATGGAATGGTAAATATTGTTCATCCAACGTGCGAAGAAGAAGGATGTTTTTCATCTTCAAGGGCGTTTGGATATCCTGGGCAAAAAGGAAGTAGATGTAAAAAACATGCTTTGTCTGGAATGGTAAACGTTGTCAATAAACTATGTGAATTTTCCGGTTGTAAATCCACATCGCGTATATTTGATGTTCCTGGTGGAAAAGGTCGTTATTGCAAAGACCACGCTACAAGTATTATGGTAAATGTAGTAAGCGTAAAATGTGAGGACGAATCGTGTGAGTCTAAATCGCGAAATTTTGATGTTCCGGGCGGAAAGGGGCGGTTTTGTAATCGACACAAACAGAATGGAATGATCAATATTAGAAACCATACTTGTATTCATCCCGGATGTCAACGCGTTTCAAGTTTTTCTACGAAAGGAAACCCACCTCAATATTGTTCTGAACACAAACTACCCGGAATGTGTATGCCATATACTTGTTGCGAATATGAAGGCTGTAAAAAGACTTCTGGTTGTAATTTTCCAAATGAAACAAAAGGACGTTTTTGTGCTTCTCATAAACTAGATGGAATGATATACGTTCGCAAGAACATATGCAAATATTCAGGATGTGAAAAAACTGCAAGTTTTGGAATAACAATCCCCGAATATTGCAAACAACATGCTGAAGATAGAATGCGAAATCTTATTGCAAAATATTGCGAACATAATGGTTGTGAAATCCAAGCAACGTATGCTACGATAGGAAATCGACCTAAGTTTTGTATGAAGCATTGCGAGGAGGGAATGATATGCGTAATTGGAAAAGGCTGCGAACAACCCGGTTGTCAATCTAAATCGCGATACTACGACAATCCCGGTGGAAAAGGACGTTTTTGTACCAAGCACAAACAAACCGGTATGGTAGATGTGAGTAATCCAAAGTGCGAAGAACCTAACTGTAAGAGTCTCGCATCCTATGGAATCCCGGGTGGTAAGAAAACTGCATGTTCAAAACACCGCAAACATGGAATGTTATCTCGTCCTCGTGCGCGATGTATCGTCTGTCGGAAACCTGCATTCTACGGCAAATCATATATTCCAAAACACTGCGAAACACATAAAGAATCCGACGACGATAACCTAGTGGAACGCGAATGTGTATCATGTCATCTTATTATGGTTTTAGACAAGAACAACAAATGTGAGTATTGCGAACCAATACGATTTCAAACAAATCGCTTAGCAAAAAAAAACGCTCTGATGGAGTATCTAGATCATAAAGCACTGCGTGGTAATTCAACAGACATTGTAATAGAGAATGGTATATGTGGTAAAGAACGTCCAGATAGAGTATTCGACTTTGACGACAAAATAGTTATAGTAGAATGTGATGAACATCAACACCAAGAACGCCAATGTGAATGCGAACAAACACGAATGGTGAATATTTCACAATCTTATGGAGGAGTTCCAGTTTATTTCATACGCTGGAACCCAGATAACTATGTATCAAATGATAACAAGTTACCCGAACCCGTTCAAAGGCGTCATCTTACTCTGGCAAAATATCTCGAAGACATACGTGATGAAAAAATACATTTACCAAGGGAACTGTTGAATGTATGTTATATGTATTACAATGAATGGTATGGCATTGAAAATATGAAATGGGAAACAATACTAAAATTTGAAGCATCTTAAACAGTATCATATTATATTGGAAAATGCGAATCTACGCTGTTTCATGTAATGAAGGACGCGCACAGCGTTTACTCACAGCAGCAGCCCCACTTCAATTGGATATTGTCATTGTTCCATCTCCCAAGGCAGACGACCCTGAGGTAGTCCATCGTGGACGAACATGTATAGAGAAAAATATGAGCTACCCCACCGGAATTGCGGCCACAATCGGTCATATTCGTGCGATGAAGCAGCTTGTTGAGGATGGTTTCCAGTGGGGTATTGTCATTGAAGACGATGTGAGATTTCACAAGGAGTTTTCAACGATTGTAAATACTCTAGAAGCATCTGTCACAGATGCGGATATTGTGAGTCTTGGATATGTCAACTTTCCGGTAGGAACAAGAGAGTATGTTCAAGAGATTCCAATTATAAAGAATGTGGGTCTCTCCAATCCTTGGGGCGCACAATGTTACATGATTACGCGTTCATACGCAAAACACCTTGTTGAACTGTTTTATTGGGTAGACGATCTCTACATACCCTATGAAGGGCACTTTGTAACCGATTGGGTCTTGTTTGACCCGCGTCTTGGATGTAGACGTCATACATTGGTACATCCTATCGCAGTAGAAGATCCAAACGAACCCACTATCGCAGGAAGTAACAACAAGTGTGATTTGTTTACCATCTTACAACGGGACGTCTTTTACATGTAAATGTCGTAGACAAACGGCTTCATATTTTTCAGCACCACCTACATCAATCTGCGATACACCTTCATTCGAATTGGACTTGTAGCGAGTATAGGGTGCTTCTGTTCCGTTCTTACATAGGCTACACAAGGCAGACAGCTTTGTTACTTTGTTTGCCCATGGAATACAATCCAAAATTTCACGGAAAGGCTTTCTATGAGCATCGCCATCAAGACCAACCAAAACAACATGAATTCCAATGCTGAGCATATACTCGCAGAAGAAAGAAAGACCGGTAAAGAACTGAGCTTCTTCCACAAGAACACAATCCGCTTGAAGCATAAACGGGTTGGCTGTCAAACAAACATTGGAGTCCCAAAGAATACACGGTATTCTATCCTGATTGTGCGTGACTATTTCCTCCTCTTGTGAATATCGATTATCAAGAGCCGGTTTGATGGCGATAACTTTACGTCCAATTGCTTTTTGTTTTCGAATATACGACAGGGCATATGAACTCTTTCCCGAGAACATAGACCCAACCACGATCTCCAATGACATTGTCTGTATACCATTTACAACCTGAAAACGATATACAAAAAATATGAATACAGACCCAGAAGACACCGGTCTATTGATTGGAGCAGGTATCTCAATTGCTATATTTGGTATCTGTATGTGTGTTTCCGTATTTCGCGGACGTTGTAGGCGGCCTGTCATCAAGCAATCCAGGTCTGATAACGACCTAGTGAACATGTTAGAGCGAGGCGAATCAAGCCAGTAAGAGTTTGGTTGTAATATGCATCGCTTCGAGTTCCTGAACCCACAATTTCATAGCATATGGGGTTGTTTTGGTAATAAACTCGGTCTTGTTTCCACACGTTCCACAGGAGTAGATGGACTCTTCTTCATTGACAACCGCAAGAGTTCCACAGGTCTTACATAGACCGGTAGGAAAGGGATCTGACACATCCATAAGTCGTTCCTTGGTGAATGCCGCGGCACCGTGGCTCAGCAAGCAATCACGTTCCATTTCTCCCACACGGAGACCTCCATCTCTGCTGCGTCCCTCGCAAGGCTGCCGTGTCAAGCTCACGATAGGACCTTTACCTCGTGAATGCCGCTTATCGATGACCATATGCTTGAGTCGCTCATAGAATGTAGGACCCATAAAGATTTCCGCCTCCATCATCTCCCCCGTCTGCCCATTGTAAAGTATCTCATTTCCATACGGATGAAGACCCAACTCGAGCATATGCTTTTTTAGGTCTTCTACCTTGAGATGGCTATAGGGAGTTCCATCACCCAGAGTTCCCTTTCGAACCCCGATTTTACCAAAGATGTTCTCCAACAGCTGCGCGATGGTCATACGCGATGGAACTGCGTGAGGGTTCATAATAAGGTCGGGACGCAAACCACTTGCCGTAAAGGGCATGTCCTCTTCGTCCAAGAGCATCCCTATCGTTCCCTTTTGTCCGTGCCTACTCGCAAGCTTATCGCCTATTTGCGGTATGCGTTCAGACACCACTCTCACCTTCACAAATGGATATCCGTCGCTGTTCTTGTCCTGCCACACTCCATCAATGCGACAGGGCTCTGTGTTCTTATGTGTTGTAGATGCGTCTCTGTAGGAATATCCGGCCGGGTCATTTCGCAAGTTGACGACCTTACCGATAATGACATCGTTCTCTTGAAGAGTTGCGTTGAGAATGGGAATGCCATTGTCGTTCACCGCATGATAGGATGTGTTTTTGTATTTGCGTGTATTGTGTTTCAATGGCTTCATGAACTTCTCTTCGCGACCCGATGTCACGTTACGATGCTCTTCATCTTTATACATCGTGTAGTAGAGACCACGCATACATCCGCGGTTTACAGAGCTCTTGTTCATGATGATGGAATCCTCCTGGTTGTAACCACCATAACACGCAATCGCTACAATCGCGTTCATTCCATAGGGCATCTCATGCATCTTGAGAATGTTCATCGAACGAGTTTCTACAATAGGGCGGTTAAGACTACAGAGTAGATAGCCGTTCTTATCCAATCGCTTTGCGTAATTACTCGCATACACACACATGGCCTGCTTTCCCATCGCAGATTGATAGGTGTTTCTCGGTGACTGATTGTGGTCAGACAGTGGGATAGAACTCGCCATGTGACCTACAACTAGACTTGGGTGAATTTCATAATGCGTGTGTTGAGGCGTGACGGCATCCTTGGACACAGCAATTCGCAGCGTCTCTGTCTCAGACGCATCGATATACTCCACACACGTCTTCATCCATGTTGTCCAATCAGCTCCCTTGGGAGGATATGTACATCCAACACGAAACACCGGGCGCACCAATCGTCCCGCATCTGTCTCAATGATAATCATATTCAACAGGGTATACCATGCGATTGATACATGTGGATGAATGCGAAAGGAATGTTTGGCACTCCGTAACTTCTTTATCAACACCTCAGGAGACGACGTATACCCAATAATCACACCGTTTAGAGTTACAGCCGTTCCCGGATACACATGTGCCTTCTCAATCCACATAAGGTTTCCGTCCTCTTGGAGAAAGTGAAGGAGAGTATTGCTTGGGATGTGTTGTGACACACTGGTGAGTATGCTCATGTTCTTCACAATACCCACAGAATGGCCTTCGGGGGTTTCTACAGGGCATACAAATCCCCAGGATGTGCCATGAAGCTTACGAGGAGCAAGAAGCTTTCCAGACTTTTCTACAGGGGTCTGTATACGACGCAGGTGGCTAAGTGTGCTTGTGTAGGACATACGCGCAAGCACCTGAGATACTCCTACCTTTGTCGCATTGGACAATGATGTGGAGTTGGAAGTTCCCAGACCCTGAACAGTAAAGTTACCCGTCGCAAGTGCCTGTTTCAGCTTACCCTCGATGGTCGACAATTTCAAGATTTTATAGAGATTGTTAATGTTGAGGATTTCCATAGGTCTAGGCCCACCATCTGCCTTCTTCCAACTGTCATTGTTCACCTCTTGGACAAACTCGTTA